TTAATCATTTCTGTCTGGCCTCTTCGATTTGTTTAATGCTGGAGATCTGGGCGTTGCAGTTTTGCAGGTCTGTCAGCAGTAACTCATTCCACTGCAAAGATGCCCCCCACGTTAGGGGATCACTTGGTGGCGGTGATGGCTGGCACAGAACCAGAAGGCTGGCGGGTATCGGCGTCACCGGCACTTTGACGTACTGCGTTGTAACGGTTGAGCACCCGGTCATTTGCGCGAGCAGGCACAACAACAGGAGCGCAAGCATCGTCCGCAAGAGCAGCTTTGATGTCAGCCTGGGCGGCCTGTGAGTCCAATGTGTTCGCATGTTGCTCATTCAAGGTTGCTCCTGCGATAGTGTTGAAGATGCTCACAGACAAGGCCTGAGAATTAGTGATGAACTCAGCCTGATTCTTGGCCTGCGTAGCTGTTGAGATTTCTGACTGTTGACTGATGGTCTTGCCGTAGTAGTGAAAGGCCGCCCAGAGCAGAACGCCGATAACTAGAAATAGCAGCGCGGTGATGACAATCCGGAACCAGTTGAGCATCGTCAGTTCCCCCAGCAAGTCAGTTCGCTTTCCTGATCGCGCCGGATGACCTGGCCGTAACAGTTATTCGCACGGACATTGCAATCCTTCCCGCCGTCATGCACCCAGCGTTTAATCTCTGCGCATGCACCTGGGCGGTCACCAGCGTTAATTTTTCGGTAGAACGTTGAAGGGAAGCATTTGCCAGGGCCGATGTTCCACGGACAAAACGACGCGATACCGACTTTCTGCGGTTCGGTCAGCGGGATATGGATATTTTTATCAACCCACGCCAGCGCTTTGGCCTGCTCGGCTTTGTCGATGACATCGCACTGCGCACGGGTCAGCTTCATGCCTTTGAATACAGGTTTGCCATTCACATACGTCACGCCACCGCAGATTGTCCAGACACCGCCGCGATCTGCGTAAGCAGTAAGGCTGGTGCCTTCTTTTTCACTTTGAAACTGAGCCATCATTACCGGTGCTGAAGCGCCAGCAGCTATCAGCGCCAGCATTGCCGCGCTGAGTTTGGTTTTAATATTTGCCATATCAGCCTTCCGCTTTCGAAAGCGCTTCGCTGATCACCTTTGCGGCTGCTGGCTTTTCGTGAGCTGGTTTGGCGCGAGCATCGTCAAGATAGTCGCTGACAATTTTGGTGCGTTTTTCATTTTCCTTTCGGGCCTTGCGGGCATCCAGGCGACCACTGACATACGACGCAAAGGAAATGAGAACGCCGATGAGGCCAAACAGCATGTAAACCATGTCTTGAGTGGTGAAACCGCAGGCGGCCGCTATCGCAGCGAACCACGCAAAGAACTGCGTGACGATATTTCCTGAGCTTTGATCCATTTTCATAGTCTCCCCCTCCGGTCTGCCGGTTGGGCGCGTAGTCGTAATAAAAAAAGGAATTAGCGGCTCAGTCACTTTGCGAAAGTAAAATGGTTAGCTGATTGACTGGCCGCCAAAACGGAAAAAGGCCGCCAATTGGCAGCCTCCAGAAACGCAAAAACCCGCACATCAGCAGGTTTCATAAGTAAGTTGTTGCAGTGAGCTCTACCGGTTACGCTCCGGCGTCGTTTAAGGATTTATCCGGTACGACCGTTCTTTTTGACACACTTGATGAATTTGCATTCATGTTGCCCCACTGCAACGGCGCAGAAAATAGCACAGAGACTGAAAACTAAAAAGCCTTGATGAAGGGTTCGATTAACATTCGGCTGAGTGCTGAGAAGATGGGAGATCGATAGTGCGTATCGGTGATTATCCCAACACTCATGCGAATGTGTTTTTAATCAATAGGTTCAGAAAGTACTTTAAAACCAAAAAGCCAACTAAATGAAATCTCACATTAAGTAGCCACCAGTTGTCTTAAAAAGGACGCGTTATTTTCACGTCCCCTTCCTCATCCATGCTGAAGCTAATGATGATGTCATCATCATTTGAATAAAAATAAACTTTACCCGCATAAGGTTCCATAAATTCAAATTTAATACTGTACATCAATTCGTTAACTGTAAGCTCGGGGTAACAAGCACGAATCAGATTTCGCACTTGCATATCAATCATTGGAGGTACTGACAGAAAAAATAGCATTTTAGCGCCTATTAGAGTTTCTTGTTGTACGACCAAAATATCTAAAATTTCACTTAAAGAAAACAGTTATTGAATGGGTTTCGGACGCCCGTTTGAATTTACGAGATTTTTTGTCATTCGGCTGAGTGCTGGCTTACCAAGCTTCAACGACTTATCAATGATCATCGTTTCAGTACTCATGCGAATGCGCTTTCCAGTCACTCCGGGTTATCCCTTCTTCGCAGACTGAAAAGCTATGTTTTTTTAACGTTGCGGTGCCGGGTGCCTCCCGGTGAACCGTTGGTAAGCTAACCGTGGTTCGCTGTCTTCACTACGAGGGGATTAGCTGATTAGCCCTACCGCATAGGTAGGATTCACCGCAACAGCACAAACGTATCACATACCCCTAAACGACAAAACTAGAATGAAGCTATTCGCCATTCTTCCAGAGACCACGTTAACCCTAGATAAGCATCTCGCAACTGGTGTTTTTACAACCAAAAAATAATTGACTATGGCTTAAAGTCTAGAGGAGCATTTTTAAACACTTGGTAAACTTCATCACTTGGCGGTTGAGGTAAATCGGCTCGCTTTAGAGCAGCCAGCGCAGCATCACAGAGTGCCGGGTCCCCCTCAAGAACAGACGCATCAGTTAAGGTGCCGTCTCGTTCAAGATGCATCTTTAAACTGCAAGAGCGTCCAGCAAATCGCTCAGGGTGAGGAAATTTAATTTCTATAGCTTTTTTTATCTCGCCACCGTAACACGCTATTCCCATAGAAGTAGATGATGGGCATTCGGACTTGATAGGTTTGTTTGGAATTCTTACGCTATTCGACTTAGTGCAGCCGGAGGTTATAAGCGCGGTCAAAACAAGGGGAACGAATAAACTAAAGAGTTTTTTCACATCATGTCCTTATGAAACCTGAGATTGTCTAAGCTTTGTGACTACGTGACCACTCTTAACAGGTTACAAGAGTTTTTGCGTAGCGCACTAGAATTATTTTAAGCGACTTTTGCCACTCGGATTTTCTGGGTGTAGGCATCCATTTCCAGTACCGCGCCGGTCATCGCCAGGCAACCATCTATAAATCCTTCTGCAACCTGCAGTTGTTGCCGAATAAGGCCCTCGCTCACTTTGCGCATCCTCGCTATTTTGCGTTTCGACAGACCAGCTCGGTAATGAAGCATGATCAGATCCACCTCTTCTGGTTTGCGGACGGCAGCCAGACGGCCAACAGCAGCGTCTACGATCAGGCCATCATCATCACAGCAGGATTCTACTTTGCTGGACTCGGTCGGCAGCAGTCCTTTAAAGCCCGCCGCAATCGGTGACCAGTCCACGCCTGAATTATCTTTTGCCCACACACCGTATCGCGCCAGTACCAGTTGAATATCACGCATTATTCTCTCCACACTTATTTTTGCTTGCCGGTAGCGATAACACCCATCGCCAGTGCACGTTCTTGGGTCTTCAATACCAGTTCAGCCTGGCTCCCGTGTTCCTCTTCCCACTTCGATGTATTGGCATGAAGCGCGTCATGGCACCGCCTGCACAGCGGGATCACATGAAAGTCGCTGGCCTTAATACCCATCCCACCAAAGCCGCTGCCTATAATATGGTGCGGATCATCAGCCTGCTCGTCGCAACCGCAACAAGGTTGAGTTTTAACCCACCGTGTATAGGCTGGCGCTGAAAACTTTCTGGCTTTTGGTAAACGCATAAATGTTTCTGGTGTCTCCGGGTCGATTGCCAGCGCCAGCACCGGTTTGATGTTGTTTGCCAGCACCTCGGAAGGATGTCTTTCCCACGGATCAACATCAGCTTCTTTCCGCTGGCCGCCCGGCGGTTTGTATTTCATCCCCAGCGCTGCACAGATAATTTCTTCCGGCAGCAGGTGAACTAGCCCTTTCGAAACAGCCCACCAGCACAGCTCCCCCAAAGTCAGGTGACGCCCTTCCGGTAAGTTATTCCGGTGGCGTATTGCCTCGGTCACGAATTCAGCGGCGTTCGCCAGCGCGGTAGCGTCCAGTTTTGGCGATTCTTTTTCCCGAAACTCATTGTCATGCGCCCAGCACAGGCAGACCACGCCTCGACCGCGGGGCACCTGCACCAGCTCATGGTGATGAAACTCCCCGTTGTAGTCCGGACACTGGCACGCGCGGTGGCGTTTAACCCACAGCGCCAGCGCATCTTTACCGCCTACTTTTGCAATAACCGCGGGTGACGACAGGAAATTAGCCAGACGTGGATCCTGCGATAGTGACTGCGCTTCAGCCGGTACCAAGCCGTCAGGAACAGTATGCAGGTCGGCGGGCGCGTCGGTGATCAGCAGGCGTTTACTGCTGAAGAATTTCACCATGTCCGCCGGCAGCGCGAACTGCACGATCCCCAGTTCTCGCTGGGGATACGGTTTTAATAATGCTCTCACGCTGCGATCTCCTGTTTCTTGCGCAGATAATCACCCCACAACCCGGCGATCCACTGCACACCTTTAGGCGTAAATCTTGCCTGACGGAAAGCATGCTGATTCACCTGACTGGTACCGGTTTTCACTTCAAACCGCCCAGCGTCTGTGTGAACGCTGTATGGGGTAAACTGCCCGTCCTGCTTATAAACAATTTTTTCATCAATCATGAATAAGCGGAATTCAGGCTCTTTGGCTTTCAGCAATTTGCAGACTGACCTGAAGCCCATCGAACCTTTAGCCATTACGTACTGCTCAACGAATTCCACCTTCGGTGCCGCCAGCGCCAGTTGTGATTCTAGAACCTGCTTTTCCTCTGCCAGATCCGCAGCCAGGCGTAATGCCTCTGGCAAAGTCTGCGGAACCTGGCTGTTTGCCTCCAGCTCCTGCCAGCGGTCTACCACTGCGGCTGTGAACTGAGGTGACAGCTGAGCAACGAGCACCAGCGAATCTCTTTTACTGAACCGATATTCCGTATATGTGTTGCCGTTATGTACAAATTCGAACTGCGCCAATGGCGCGGTTAAAACTCCACCAACTACAAGCCGCTCAGCTGAGCGTTTCACATCGCTGTGTTTGCTTTGCACAAGCTCTGCAATCTCACGGCTCGACATCGTTACCACTTTTCCTGACAGCAAACTGTTCGACATAATCACTCCACACGTTAAGCCGGCTGCACACCGGCGGGTTTGAAATCAGTAATCGTTATTTCTGCCTTCCCTTCTTTGGTAACCGGCCCCCACTCGACCGTCATTCGTTTTACCTGGCTATCGTCCTTCCAGATCCCCGCATGGGTCAGGCCATCAAACAGCGCCTTCTGGAAATTATCTAAATCGCGTTTCGCCTTGGTCGGCGGGTAGAGAACCAGATGCACATCCAGTTCGGTGAGTAGTGCCGTCGGGCGGCTGCGCAACTGCTGATAAATCGCCGCCAGCGCGTTCGACCGGAAGATCCTCCCCCGCTCGCTGACCAGCACCCCCTTTCGGGTGGAGCGCCAGTAACCGTTGACGCTCGGCGGGAATGGCAGGGTCAGTCGCATGCTATTTCCCCCGCTTTGATCAGACTGTTAAGCACTGCGTCAGCATGTTCACTCGCGGCGGTGTAGTCAGTGGAATGAAGCTCCCCTGAAGGGGAGACCGCCATCAGCCAGCCGTTGTAAGCATTGAGCCAGATTTTTTGAAGTTCATTCATCAGCCATTACCTTTACAGAGTGAGCGATGCGCGCGGCGGCAGTGGTTAGATGGTCGGGATCGAGTTCAATACCGATGAAGCTGAAACCATCGAGGATGGCGGCTTTACCGGTAGAACCTGATCCCATAAAGGGATTCAACACTGTCCCGCCAGCGGGAGTGATTAATCGGCACAGATAGCGCATCAGGTCGCAGGGTTTTACAGTTGGATGGTTGTTTCGAGCGCCAGCAGTTCGCCCAGCGCCAGCGCGCGGGTTATTGAGCCCAGCGCTTCCCTCCACGCGGCCCCCGGTCATTTCAGATGCAGAGAACGGCACAAACCTTTCCATTCCTTCATCACGCTCTGTCTTCGTGACCTTCGCGCAGTAGAAGAACCGTGCGGCTGATTTGCTATTTTCCACTCGAGCGACATGCTCGCGCGGAGCATTCATATCGCCATAACAAACGCGCGCTGGCCGAGATTTTCCCGTAGTTTTCAGGTCGCCTTGCTGACCTTTAGCGTCAGGGAATGCGGAGATCACGTCTTCGCTGCCGTCGTGAATGATATTGGCAGGCCAGCGGCCAAGTTGGTCATGCTTCCATTCAGCGCCAGCCGGATCCTTATCATCGCGAATATGTGATAGCAGCGCGCCAGCTCCTCCAGTTAGGGCCTCTTCAGTCGGAACGCGGGATAAATCGATGTTCAGCGCGCCGGTGCCAAACTGTTCGACGTTCGTCTCAACATTCCCGACCAGAGGTTTACGTGCCATTACTATCGGTTCATGAGCGGGCTTAAGTGCGGTGCCCATACCGGTGTTTTCGCCCCGAAGGTTTTTCGACTTAGGGAAGCCGCTGCCGTAAATCCACATCAGCTGATCGCGGATCTCAAAACCGGCATCTTCAATGTTCACAACGAGACGGTGATAGGTACGTGAGCCGCCGAACGCCAGAAGGTGGCCGCCGGGCTTAAGCACGCGCAAACACTCGGCCCACTGTTCAACCGTCGGAACCTGGTAATCCCACTTGTGACTCATGAAGTTCAGACCGTACGGGGGATCGGTGACAATGGAATCGACGCTGTTATCCGCCACGCCACGCAGGACATCTTCGCAACGGCCAACATTCAGCTGATAGCTCATACCTGTCCCCTTCCCTGACGTACAGACCAAAGCAACTGATCGAACATCTTGCTGATCTCCGCCAGTGCGATGCGCGGTGCTTTCGCCGGTTTAGCCGGCTTCGCTGGTTCATATGAAACCGGCGCTGCGCTCAACGAGTAGGTGAATTTGTTGCCAGTCCGGTTCACAACTAATTTGAAACCAGGTTTTTTGCCGATCGTATTTACCGCTGATGAAGTCGAATGGCGCGGCGGAACAAAACCCGTTCTCTCGATGATTTCAGCTTCAATGTTCCTGCAGGAGCGCGGTGTCGGATCACGCAAAAGCTCTGCGATGACTAACTGCTGAAATGTCTGATTCATGCTGCTTTCACTCCCTGCTGGCGCTGGGCGCACTCTTTCCAGATCTTGGCCCACTGCGAAATGGCGAAATCGGCGCGCATACTTCGGATGTTGGCTTTACTCGCTTCGGTGCAAACCAATTTTTCCAGCGCGCTCGGTGCTTTGGTCGCCGCAACACCGCTGATGAACCGGCGGTATGCCGCATCGCGCTCGGCTGCATCAACTACTGCGTCACCTTCACGCTCCCACTTCCCGTTTTTGCGGGCTGGGCGGCCAGCACGATTCCAGGCGTTCGCGCCTTCGAGATAACCGGGGAACTTTGAAGGCTGGAACAGCGTTGACGGGCGCAGGTACTCGGCCATTTCCAGATCGCCGCCCCATTTGGCATGCATGTAATCAACAGTCAGTTGCTGTTCTTCAGGGGAGAAGCCTTCGCGCAGTCTGGCGCGGATGTTATCCAGTGAGGATTTGCTGACCTGATAGCGGGAGCCGGTGACCAGGTTCAGGTAGTTCAGAACCTGTCTAGCTTGATCAGTAATTTCAACTTCGGCGTCGGTCTGCACAGCAGGCTGACAAGAGGTTTTATTATCTGATGGATCTTGTTTTGAATTTACTAACGGATCCCCTCCAGATTCTGGACGGTCAAAACCGGTATTTTTATCGTTTTCTGAACGTTCGGATTTTGAATATTCAGATTTGGAACGTTCAGATTCTGAATATTCAGAAACTGGACTATCAGAATAGAAACCTGCTGCCGCCTCACGGAGCTTTTGAACATTCAGGTAATACAGGTTGGTCTTATTCCGATTACCCTTGCGGCGTTCTTCGCGAGATAACCAGCCGTCTTTCTGCAACTGAGTGATAGCGGTGATGACCGTACTGCGGCCAGCGCCAATCTGACGGGCAATCGTTTCAATACCCGGATAGCAGGTGCCTTCGTCACTGGAGAAATCTGCCAGGCGCAGCATTACCAGCAATTGGGTACCTTTAACGCCAGCCTGAGCCAGCCCGTCCCAGACGTATGCGGATAACTTAACGCTCATAAGACCCTCTTAAACTTTCGCCGGAATTGTTCAGTAGGCTGGGCGCACTCATGCGGGTAACCGGCGCGCATGAAGATGACGCGATCCCCTGCTCTGTCGAAGCCCACGACGTGTACCACAACGCCCCGCCAATCCTTGTAACGCCTGTCCAGCTTTTGGATTTATTCAGACATGCAGTCACCTTCTGGCTGCTCTGGCGGACGTAACCTACCCACCACGCAGCGAACTGGTAGTTGCAGGGCATCCACTCACCATCGATAATCACTTCATACGAGAAAGAGCGCGCGGCTCCGCCAGTCACTGACTTGCAGCGCATTTGCGGAACGCCAGCTTTTACGAGTAAACTGTTCATGCGTTAATTACTCCACACACGTTTTTAATGCGCCCGACGCCTCAAGCTGCACACTTGGGGCGTCAACCTTTCCGGACTTCTTCTTTTTCCCAAACAGCGCCAGCACAGCCCGAACCTCTGCATCACGCGCCGATAAATGGCGATGGTGATACTTCATAATTTCTGCCGCCTCAGCTTCATCAATCACACCGTCTTCCAGCGCGGCCTGAATAATCATGTCGACGTGGCCACGGTGCGCGGCTGTGCGCATGCTTTTACTGAACAACTCAACCTGATCCAATTCATCCAGCTGAGGGATGTCCACGAACAGGCCGCCACGACGCTGGGAAAAATACTCAGCCAGATAGCTGGTGCCGCTGATGTCTTCCATCGCCTCCAGCTCGACGATTTCAAAGAACCGGCAGCCGTTTTTTTCGTACAGGTTGTTGTTGAACTGCGTTTCCGACATGCCCAGAGCGCCAGCCATTGCAGACCGTCCGCCGGGATAGGCTTTACACATCGCTTTAACTACTGATTTCAGGTCTACCATTTCTCTTTTCCTTCGGTAGTTATGGTTTGTGATCTACTGAGGTAGGATGGAATTCGTTTATTCTGTGGCATTCGCTAACTCAGGGGGTTCGGGGAATAGTTCAGGCATATCTGGCCGGATTTCATAACTTTTTACGGCGCCACCTGTAGCCTTCACAATGAAAGCAACTTTCTCAGGCGACACTTTTGACTTGTTATGCAGCCATTTTTGAACAGCGGATTGACTTACTCCGCACGCTTTCGCCAGTTTCTTTTGTGTACCAACAATAGAAATAGCGGATTTAATCACCTCATTCATAAAACCACCTCCGTTATATTTAACGCAAAATATATAACTATAGTTGTATTTTTGCAAGGAGTTGGTTGTTTGATTTTTTACAACTGCGGTTGTATTTTTATGGAATGAAAATGACTCTTGCAGATCGACTAAAAAAAGCCATGGGCGAAGCTGGGTTAACTCAGGCGGCCTTAGCTGAAAAGTGCGGCGCGAGTCAGGCTGCGATACAAAAACTCGTTTCAGGGAAGGCAAAAAGCACTACTTTAATTATCCCAATATCTGAAGCCTTGGGTATCAGTGCAAAATGGCTTGATCAGGAAGTTGGACCAATGCGCATGGAATCCAATAGAGCCGATAATCGGGCCTCAAATTCAGTACAAGACGGTTTTCGTATCGAGTTGTTGGATGTAGCGGTGAGTGCCGGGCCGGGGGCGGTCAACACCAACGAATTCATAGAAGTAGTTCGCACGATCACCTATACCCCTGAAGAAGCCAGGATGATGTTCGGAAATCGCTCTGAAGAGCAAATCCGGATGATTAACGTCAAGGGTGACAGCATGTCAGGCACCATCGAACCGGGCGACCTGATCTTTGTGGATATCAGTATCCAGCATTTCGATGGTGACGGAATTTATGCGTTTCTCTACGACGACACCGCCCATGTCAAACGCCTCCAGAAGATGAAGGATTACCTGCTGGTATTGTCTGACAGCTCGAAGTACCAGACCTGGGATCCGATAACTCGTGATGAAATGAACCGGGTCTTTATTTACGGAAAGGTGATAGGTAGCGTTCCACAGACCTATCGTAGGCATGGATGATGATGATGCCGCGTACTTTCTTGGCATGCTTTTCTTTGAGGCTAAAACATACATAATCTGCAACTATCTTTCAGTTGCACTATGATTACCTAAGGATGTATTCTGCGTGTCCAGAAAGGAAAAACTAAAAGCAAAGCTTGATTCCCTACCTAAAAATTTTACATGGGATGAGTTGGTGTCTCTGATGGGGCTTTATGAATTTCAACTACTTAAAGCTAAACGAGGATCTGGCAGAAAATTTTATAATAAAACGCTTGATAGGCTTGTTGCTTTCCATGAGCCACATCCTGACAACACAATGAAAAGGTATGTTTTAGTTGAAGTTAAACTTTTGTTGGATGGAATTTAAGAAATGAACAACCTCCTTAAACATAAAGGTTACTGTGGTAGCGTCGAAGTATCCTTAGAGGATGGAACTCTGCATGGAAAGCTTGAGTGCATAAATGATCTTGTCACTTATGAAGCGCAAACTGTTTCTGAACTACAGAGTGCATTTGAAGAGGCTGTAGATGATTATTTGGAAACCTGCCAGGAAATTGGCAAGGAACCCGACCGTGCTATGAGTGGCACGTTTAACATTCGCATTGGGCCAGAATTGCACAAAAAAGCATATCTTGCTTCAAAGGATGCGGGTTTTTCTCTAAACGATTATGTAAAAAAAGCGATAGAGGATACTTTAGTTGATAGAAAGGAGTACCACTTTCATATAGATAGACATTCTGAAACTACCGAATCATCCTTCGGGTTTATGAGAAAACGTGACGAAAAGTCAATTTGGGAAGGTACGTTTGAGAAAGGGAGATCTCATTGATGCTTAACAAAATTCGATTTCGTGGATTTGATATAAAAAGCTCGTCTCTCGAAATTCAGGATCAGGAATCCGAAGGAGGTAAGTTCAATGTCAGATTTAACGAGCATAAAGTCACCCCGCTAAAAGACGAAGATGGTTATTGGCTTTTTCTCGATGTAAATCCAGTGATAACCGGACTATCTAACGCTGATGATCAGGTTTTATTCGAAGCTACAGTGGCTTTAACTCTTTCTTTTGAATGCGATCTTAAGGACGAGATTGACGAAAAGTTTTATGATGAAAACTCTTGGTTTTTCGAGAATTTTGTTTTCATAGTAACGAAAATTGCATTTGAAAACCTTCTCAAAGGTTCTATTATCGAAACCATAGTTTTACCTTGGTCACCGAAATTTTAACAAATTATTGCCCGGCAATTGAGTCGGGTTTTCCTGCTCTACTCCTCCAGTAATTTGATAGCTAGTTCCATGACCTGAAGTTGGTCAAGATCCCACTTGTCATTCCCTTTCGTTATCTCCGTGCGCAGCATATCGGCGATGGCCACTCGCTTTATCTCATGGCCTTCTGCCACCATTGCAAAAACCACATCGACACATTTCCTGGTACTAGCGTTCTGCTTTAGTCTCGTAATCCATAGGCACCTCCCCCTCATTTCCAACACTACAGCACAAAACCAGATTTTTTTTGTATCAACAATATGCATT